AAAACACTAAAAACACTAAACAAAAAACAATCAACAAAAACAAAACCCACGGGATACACGAAATAGCGTTCAACAAAAACTATGAAACAATACAACAATGTTCAAAATAATAACAATACAATACAAATTAAAAACCAATAAAAAAACTTACAAAAAAACACTACTTTTTACCAAATTATCTTTTTACCACTATTTTTTCCACTTTATAAATTGACAAAAAAGGATTCTTTTTAATCATTTTTGTTCACCCCCTTTTATATTTTGAATTAAAAAATTTTTAGTTCAATTTATCTGACACAATATGTGGATCATAGAAACACATAAAATCTCAGAATAAAGTGTGTTGGTTTGGCCTGAGATAATTTGTGTTTTTATAATCCCATACCCATAATACAAAAAAATAATTTTTTTTTCCAAAAAACTGGAAACTTTCCAAAAGTGGAAAACTTTCCATGGAAACTTTCCAAAACTTTCCAACAAACAATAATTTTCGAGTGGATGACTATGGCCAAAAAAAGTAAAGTTGAAACATCACCACACTTTAATGAAATAGTCGACTTGTTAGTTGCAGGGTATAGTGGAAGATATGTTTCAGATTACTTACAAAACAAATATGATGAAAAGATTACTCACACCACTCTGAACAAATACAAAAAAGATAATCTCAATGTTAAAGCAGCAGTTAAACAAAAAATCATTGAAAAAGAAAGAGAAAAAAATCTTAAAAAATCTAAAGCAAAATCAAAGGAAAAAGCTAATGAAGCTTCAAAAGAATCAGTTGAGGTTGAAGTTAAAAAAGAACTTCAAGCAAAAGAAAGTTTTGAAATAGCAACTGATTACCGATACAAAGATGTACAAAAATTAGACAATCTCATTGAAGAATCAGAAGATATCAAAATAAATTTAAATCTCATAGATGATCCTCAAAAAAGAGCATCACTACAAATCCAAATGAAAAAATTAGGATTGGATGCAATGAAACTTAAATATGATGTGATTGATGAGGATGAGTTAACAGTGAATGTTAACGATGAGAGAATAGTAAGTTTGAGTGAATCACTTGAAAAGAGCAGGCAAGAATACCTCAAAGAAAAAGAAAAAGAAAAAAAATAATAATTATTTCCGCTATGGCAAATGGGGAAAAACAGCATTAGACTTCATATACTGTAGCGATGCATGGATAAATGTAGCCGAAGGCAGTGTAAGAAGTGGAAAAACAATAGCTTGCAATGCCAGATGGATAGATTTTGTACAAAGCAGCAAATCAGATGAATTTTTAATATCTGGTAAAACAGCACAGTCACTCAAAAGAAATGTAATAAAACCATTAATAAAAATGCTGAATACCGAAAACATTCCATATGAACACCGCAGACATGAAGGCGAACTAGAAATAGAAGGCAAAGTTTGCTACACTATGGGATTCAATGACGAAAAAGCAGTAGATGTCATAGCAGGGATGACAGTAGGAGGATGGTATGGAGATGAGGTCGCAAGATGCCCACAAAGTGCAGTAGAAATGGCCATCTCCAGATGCAGTGACACAGGAGCAAAAATGTTCCTAAACACAAATCCAGATTCCCCTTATCATTACTTTTATAAAAATTATATTAACAATCCCGAATTAAAAAAAGCAGGCTCCATCAAAGTATGGAAATTCCTACTAGAAGACAACCCAAATTTAGACCCACAATACATAATTGAATTAAAAAGAGTAAATCAAAAAAGCGAAGTATTCTATAAAAGAAACATCCTGGGCCAATGGGTAATAGCTGAGGGTGCAATTTATGATGCCTTTGTCGAAGCAGAAAACACATTCCACACAAAACCAAAAATTGATGAAATTAATATCTGCTGCGACTATGGAGTAAGCACAGTCACCACCTTTGGAGTAATGGGAATAAAACATAATGAAAAAGAAGGCAACAGCTACTACCTCTTAGAAGAAACTTATTATGATAAAGAAGAGAAAGGAGTCGCCCAAACAGATTCTGAAAGAGTTGAAACAATCATAGAATTACAAGAAAAATATGGTTTAGGCATTACTTCAACACTTTTTATACCTCACGATGCAGCAAGTTTGAAAGCTGAATGTGAAAAAGATCATAGAATTAAAATGAATATTGAAACTTACACTCCTAACACTTATAAAGATATACAAGTTATTCAAGATTTAATTGCAAAACGCAGATTCAAGATTTGTGACACTTGCAAACATAGCATCATGCAAGCTCAAACTTATAGTTGGGATAAAAAAGCCCAACAAAGAGGAGAAGATAAGCCATTAAAAATAGATGACCACTGTCCAGATATGTGGAGAGGAGGTATTATAGGGCCACGTCAAACTAGCAGCCTTGTCTTCGGTTATGTTGACTTATAAAATTTTATAGAGGATAATTTTTATGTTTGATAATATCAAAACAACACTAAAATCAATGGTAAACCAATCAAATGCAACACCAGGAATAAGACACCCAGAAATAGACAGTAACTACGAATTATTCTACAAAAACTACGGCTTCGTATTTGAAGCAAACAAAACCGCAGGAAGTTACAACAGATATATACGAGCATTCCAAAACCCATACGTCTTCCAATGTATCGAAGCAGAAATAAATGCATTAACAAGTTGTGGTTTTGATATCAAAACAGCAGATGACACTAGCACACCGAGTATTGATCATAAAAATTATTTAACTAACCTATTCAACAATCCCTTAGGATATCAAAATGACATGACTTACACTATCCAATTAGGTTTAATTGTAAGAAGTTTAGAATTAACTGGGGACACATTCCTGGAAGTTAGTTACGATAACCATTTCGGAACAGTGAATGGATTCAGATACATTCAACCCCAGTTACTGATTTACGATTCTGAGAGAGATGTGTATGCTTACAGGAATAATACAAACCTGTATTATGAACCTAATGAATTAATTCATATTTACGAGCCTCATCCATTAAAAACTCATACTTCTCATTTTGGGATAAGTAAAGTTGATAATATTGCTGACCAAATCAATCTGATGCTTAACATTTTAAAATACAATAATGATGTTGTTGCTAATGATGGATTATCACCAAAGGCTGTTTTGAGTTTTGATAAAGACATTTCTGACACTAGTTTTAAGCAGGAATTGGCTAGGTTAAGTGCATTAAAACCTAAACAAAAAAGAGGTGGAACATTAGCTGTTAAGGGAGCAAGTTTCCAATCACCTTCTACTGCGAATAATATTGACTGGCTACAATTAAGTATCTTTTGTAGGGATACTGTATTATCAAATTATGGAATACCTCCAATCTTTTTAGGTATTGTGGAAACTGCCAACTTAGGAACAGGTACTGGAGAATCTCAAAGAGAGGTATTCAAAACAGTAATATCACGTAGAGCCAAATTAATAGAAGATGGCTTCAACAAATGTTTAGGCAGAAATGGATTCAAAGAAGTGTTCGATATACAAGAAATGGATATTGAAGACAAAGTTAAAAGAATTGACATTGAATCTAAAAAACTACAATCAAGCGTCCTAACTGTAAATGAAGTACGAAATGGTTATAACCTTGACCCCGTACCATGGGGAGACACACCAGTAACCTACACCACAGTGCCTGAAGAAACTAGTATTGATGAGGAAATAACACTCAAACACATACCAGAATCATTATCTGCAGATAAAATGCCAATTAAAAAATATAAAGATTACGTTTATCAAAATGAATTACTTGATTACGGAGTAAAGAAATGAGAAACTTTATTGAACCTCCATTATGTACAAAAGCATTAACCAGTCAAGAACAAGCCTACTTAACAAGTATAATGCAAGGCTTGGATAATCAAGTAAGAAACACAAGAGACTGGTTACTAACAGAAGAAGCTCATGATTTATTCATAAACCGCAGACATGAAATAGATGAGTTTTTTGCAAACAGTGGAATAGAAGAATCCTGGAATGAATTAATAAATTCAAATGCAAAAAACAGTGAAGAATACGTTACCAGATTCTATAATGAAGGTGCTAAAAGAGGATATCAAGATATTCATAGAACATTAAGCTATACAAAAGCAGATCGTGAAGCATTATTCCATCTTAAAACTTACAATTTTGAATTAATCAAAGACATTAACCAGGAATTAGTAACTGGTTTAAGAGAAACAATCAGTAATGGTGTTGCACAGGGAGTAACAATGCCTGAACTCCGAAATGCCATATTAAAAACACCATTAGAACCAATTAATGGTAAATTAAATGTAAAGGCACGTGCAATGATGATAGCTAGAACAGAATATGGCCGTGCAAGAACAGTAGGAAGACTACAAGCATACACTAATTATGGTGTAGAATTAGTTGAAGTTGTAACTGCTGGTGATGCATATGTATGTGAAATATGTCAAGATGCAGAAGCTGGAAACCCATATGAAATAACAGATACTGAAAACTTACCATTATTCCATCCTAACTGCAGGTGTGCAGTAGCACCAGTAGTTCCAAATAACCTTCCAAGTGTCCCAAATGAAGATGCTGATGTTGTTATTGACGATTTTGTTGAATCAGAATTAAACTTATAAAAAAAAATATAATGAATTCTTTTATGTGATACCTATGTAAAAAAATAATAAAATTTTTTTTAGATCCCATAATAGCAAAAAAAATAATTTTAAATAAAAATGATTTTTTTAGGAGTTATGATTATTTATGATAGC